GCTTTCAAAGTCTATGACGAAGAGGTCTGGACTAAGGTCAAATCTGGAGAACTTGCGGCCTTCTCTATTGGGGGTCGTGCAATCAAGGAGGACTACAGTGCCTAACCTTTTAAAACAGCTTGAACTGGAGGAATTGTCTTTGGTGGATCGTCCAGCAAATGCACAGGCAATGGTCTCCTTATATAAGCGTGACAATTCCAATGGAGAACCTATGGAACATGAAATAGAAAAAATGTCTGATGACATGAAAGCCAAACTAAAGCCATACATGGATAAAGGTATGTCTGAAGAAGAAGCTATGAAAATGTATCAGAGAGACATGAAGAAGGCTGATGAAGCAGTTGCTGAAGAGCTTGATACACTTAAAGCAGAGAATGAGCGTCTTCGTAAGAGCCTTATTGAAGCTGGTTACGTCATTAAATCTGACGTGATTGAAAAGAAAGTTGAGCCTGAGTACGTAGAGTATGAAGGAGAACAAATCAACAAAGCTGATATCCCTGCGCCTATCTTGAAGGCCTTGGAAGCAGCAGAGGTTGCTAAGGCTGATGCCGAGTTGACCGAGAAAGCAAAAGAAGCACTGCCACACTTCAACATCGACGTAGCCAAATCTTTGGTTGGTGAGTTTGCTGAAGTAGAAGCTGTCATGGAAACCTTGAAGGCTGCAGATAAAGTCTTTGCGGAATCTATGGAAGAGGTAGGCAAGTCTGATGCTGACGGTGAGTTTGCAACTGCCTCAGACAAACTTGAAACTCTTGTCAAATCCTACATGGATGAAAACAAACTAAAGAAGAGCCAGTATGCCGTAGCTTATGCTGCTGTAGCTAAAACCGAAGAAGGTAAAGCTCTTATTAACAAATCCTATAAAGGAGAATAACTATGGCTGTAATGCAGTCCCGTGATACACGGACATATGTAGCTGGCGAAGATTTGTCAGCCGCACAATTCAAGTTCGTTACTCTTGAATCCGATGGTCAAATTGATCTGGCAGATAGTGCTGGTGAGAATTGCGTTGGTGTTCTTTTGAACGATCCCGCTTCTGGCAATGCTGCTACTGTAGTCATGTCAGGTAAAACCTTAGTCAAATCTGGTGGTACTATTGCTGCAGGAGCTTCAGTTGCAACTAATGCTGCTGGCCTAGCTGTAACTGCCGCATCTGGCAATATCGTCATGGGTTACGCTACAGAAGCTGCTGTCTCTGGACAGACAATGGCTGTAGAGTTGATCCAAGGCGGTAACGCAGTTTAATAGAGAGGAATAACTAATGCCCTTGTTGACACCATCCCAAGTGCATATTGACCAGCCGTTGACTAACCTCACACTGGCCTATGCACAATCACAAGAAAACTTTGTCGCTGACAAGATTTTCCCTATCGTTGGCGTAGATCGTCAATCAGATAAATACTACATCTATGACCGTGCAAACATGAACCGCACTGGTGATGTTAAGAAATTGGCTCCACGTACCGAAGTAAATCGCATCGGTCTGTCAGTTTCTAACAGCTCTTACTATGCTGATGTCTACGGACTAGGTATGGACTTCGATCAGCAAACTATTGCTAACGAAGATGCGGCTCTGGAAACTCGTTCTAATGGTGCTGCAACACTTGCTATGCGTCTTATGATCGACCGTGAGGAGCGTTTTGCTTCTACATTCTTTGCTTCTTCTGTATGGAGCACAGAGTACACTGGTGTTGCATCTGGCCCAAGTGGTGCTCAGTTCATTCAGTGGAATGACTACACTAACGCTACGCCTATCAAAAACGTGACTGATGTTCGCCGTGCGATGCAGCTCAAGTCTGGTGGGTTCAAGCCTAACACTATGGTTGTTGGTAAAGAAGTACGTGATACTCTTATCAACCACCCAGACATCCTTGCACGTCTTAACGGTGGTGCAACTGTCTCAAACACAGCATTGATCACCGATGCTAAGATTGCTGAAATCTTTGAGGTAGAGAACTTCTACACAATGGAAGCAGTCAAAAACGACTCTGCCGAGGGTATTGCCGAGAGCAACTCCTTTATCGGTGGTAAGTCTGTCTTGTTGGTACACACACCATCAAACGCTGGACTTATGTCTCCAGCAGCGGGCTTGACATTCGCTTGGAATAACATTCCGGGTGCAAACAACTTGGGTATCTCTGTAGAGTCATTCTCAGACGATGCTCTTAAGCGTCAGCAAGTTGCTGAACATATCCAAGTCAAGATGGCTTACGACATGAAAGTTGTAGGTGCTGACTTGGGTGCGTTCTTCGCCACTGCTGTAGCTTAATTTCTACTGTGGGGGGCTGTAGTGGCCCCCTGCTAACCTTGCCCGAGGAGAGTTGAATGTCCCGAATAAACTTTCACCAACAAAAGATACCCTTACAGTTTGATAGACCTGTTTTTGTAAGGGTTGAGTTTACATCTGCTGGCAGAGTTTGGAGGCCAAGAGATGAATACAAGTGGAAAGAAATTGGTGTAGAAGAGAGAGCAGTCCTAGATTTATACTCTCTTGGTTTTCTTCATCATAGTTCCGACCTAGAGGTAAAAGCTAAGGTAGGGGATGGCTTGGAAGCACTTGATGTAACAGGACTACACGATTTAGTAGACTCGATAAATAAAAAAGTTGAAGCCAAGACTAACTCTAAAGCATCCTTTGATAAGATGAAGTGTAAGAAGTCTAAGGTGTTAGATAAGCAACGTGGTCTTATACGTAGCTGGCGAAGAAACTACGGTCACATGGAGAACTAATAAACATGGCTTGGTCATACGATGAAACGGACTTAGGTACTGAAACAGCTTCGGCTCGTTTAAACGCAGTACGGCTATTAGTAGGAGACACTGATGTAAATGATCAGCAGACTTCTAATGAGGAAGTTATCTTTGCCCTAGTTCAAACTAACAACAATGTTTATTATGCTGCAGGGTGGTCTGCCAGAACTATAGCGGCTCAGTATGCACGAAGAGTCACTCAGGAACTTAGTGGAGCACTCAGTGCACATTACAGTGACCTATTAAACCATTACACATCCCTAGCTGAGACCTTAGAGCATCAAGGTAAGAAGTCTGGTGGAGTTGTAGGAATAAAAGCTGGCGGTATAAGTAAGGCAACTGTAGAAAATGTAAGGCAAGATACAGATCGCATTACACCTTCTTTCCGTAGGGATAGGTTTAAAAACCCCCCTAGCTACAACAGCACTAATTACGACTAGGAGTAGTTAATGTTTTCTAGAGGGTACAATCTCCTCAAGATGGTAGATGACTTTGGTGAGTCTCTTACTTTGCGTAAGGTGACTTCTGCAGGGACATATGATACCACTACAGGGTCTATTTCTGGGTCGTCTACAACAGACTATAACTTTACTGGCTACTTCTATAATTATGATGCTGGTATTATACAGAATGTGGATAACATCAGAAGGGGTACACGTAAGTGTGTCATACCTGCCCTAGGTCTTACTGTAGAGCCAGATGATGAAGATCAAATACTAGGTAGTGGAGATACTGTTAACATTGTTTCTGTTGTGACCATCTTTTCTGCTGGCACTAAGATTTGTTACTTGTGTGATGTGAGAGAATGATATCTAAAAAACAAACGGTCTCTATTCAGCAAAAGCTAGATAAGTTTGTAGATGAAGTTGTTGAAGACGATGTTAAGTTAGTGCTTATGGGTTTAGTTGATGATGTAGCGCTTTGGTCTACACCCACAGTAGACACTGGGGCTTATATCACCTCTTTCTCATTAAACACGGGCAGGGGTAGGCCTAGAGGTAAAAGCTCTAAGGGCAGACCTAGGAAACAAAATAAACAGCAGAAAGCTGATGAAGCCAGAGCTAATCTATACAATGATGTAAATAAGCTGCCAGACTTAGTAAACAAACAATCTGTACAGTTAAGAAATGGCTCCCCTCATGCACAAGATGTAGAAAACAAGTATAAGGTTTTTGCAAGGGTAAGAAGAGAATATGGCTAGTATACACAACGACATCCGTGCTGCACTTGAAGGTAAACTAGCTGCTACCTCCAACCTGCCCACATCTATTGCCTATGAGAATGTGCCTTTTGAACCAACGACAGGTACAAGCTACCTTCAAACATCCTATATCCCGACTTCTCGCAGACCTTCTGTAAGAGGCTTAAACCCACAGCAAAGATATCAAGGTATCTTCTCTGTCACAGTTTATGCCCCAGAAGGGAATGGTCCTGCTACTGCTGATGCTTTTGCTAACACTATTATAGAAGCTTTTGAAGCAACTACCGACATTCCTTACACACCAAGTGGGGGAACAACAATCAATGTGTCCATAGATTACGCTGAGAGACAGCAAGGGTTCTTGGACAGTCCTTGGTACTTTATTCCGATTGATATCGGATGGTACACTTACAAATAACTAGGAGAATATAACATGGCCTTTGCACAGGGTTCTCGCTCCAGTCTGTCGTATATCGTGGAAAGCACGTTTGGTACGACTCCTTCTGGAAACTTTATTAATCTTCCGTTCACTACACACGGCATGAACCTTACTAAGGATCGTGTGTCAGGTACGGATATACAAGCTGACCGTATGCCTCGGCATGACCGTCACGGAAA